TTGTCAACTTCGGGGCCAGTGGTGATGACGCAGTGCTTCGCACCGGCGGTGTAGAGCGGATGCGCATCCTTGGGACAGGCAACGTCGGCATTGGTACAGGTAGTGCCTCAGAGAAGCTGGAAGTAGCAGGCACAGTCAGGGCTACTGGCTTCAAGATTGGTGGTACTAATCTTAACATTCCTATTGGGGATGGCCAGCAATGGTATAACGACGGGACCATCACTGCCGGGACAGTCTACACGAACGCTGAGGGACGTCCGGTTCAGGTTCAGGTGTCATTGCAGGGGGCCGGTAGCAAAACGCTTGGGCTTTCCCATAACGGGACGACGTGGGTGGAAAGTCTGGACATGAACAACGACACTGACGACTCTGACGTGAACACCAGCTTTATTGTGCCTGCCGGGCATCGGTGGAGGATCACCGGAGCCTTTACAAATTCGCGCCGCCTTACGCTTCGATAACCGTGACACAGGTGGCTGACGACGCAGCCGAGGAGTAAAATATGGCCCTCATGCCGCTGAACATACCGCCAGGCGTCTATCGCAACGGGACCGAATTTCAGGCCAGCAATCGGTGGCGTGATGCAAACCTGATCCGGTGGACTGAAGGCACGATGCGCCCGGTCGGCGGGTGGTCCAGTCGTGCCACAGCTGGAACGACAGCGCCGAGGGCCTTGATCTCTTGGCAGGACTTGGCTGGCGACAGGTGGTTTGGGATCGGGTTCCACGACGCCCTGAAGGTCATCAGCGCCAGCAACACGGTGAGCGACATCAGCCCAGCCGATCTTGTCGATGGAACTGTTGACGGGTCGGCAAACACCGGCTTCGGCGGCGGCTTCTACGGCCTAGAGACATACGGGACTGAGCGCGCGGCAAGCGGCGAATACGGTGAGGCGACGACATGGTCGCTGGACAACTGGGGAGAATATCTAGTCGCCTGCTCAACGACCGATGGCAGGCTCTTGGAATGGACGCTGAACGTGGCCACGCCCGCAGCGGTGATCGCCAATGCGCCGACCGGTAACGCTGGCCTGATGGTCACTGAAGAGCGGTTCCTGTTTGCCCTGGGGGCCGGTGGCAACCCTCGCAAGGTCCAGTGGAGTGATCGGGAGAACAACACGTCATGGACGCCCGCCGCGACAAACGAGGCCGGTGATATTGAGATTCAGACGTCTGGCCAGATCATGCAGGGCATCCGAACACGGGGTCAGGCGCTGATCATCACCGATCAGGACGCGCACTCGGCAACCTACATCGGCGGCCAGTTCGTTTACGGGTTCCAGAGGGTCGGGTCAGCGTGTGGGACTGTGAGCCGAAAATCGGCGGTTTCGATTGATGCTGGCGTGTTCTGGATGGGCCAGCGCGGCTTCTACAGCTACTCAGGGGGCGCTGTCACCAGTTTGCCGTGCGAGGTGTCGGACTACGTCTTCAACGGCATCAACCGATCACAACAGTCGAAAATCTGGGGCGTTTCCAGCCAGCAGTTCAAAGAGATCTGGTGGTTCTATCCGTCGGATGGGTCAACTGAAATCGACAGCTATGTGATGCTGAACTACATCGAGGGTCATTGGTCCACTGGCAGCTTGGCCCGGACGGCTGGCGTTGATCGGGGCGTCTTCAAAAACCCGACTTGGGCCGATGACTCCGGCGTTGTTTACCGGCATGACTTTGGCCTTGCTCGGGATGGCGACGTGCCTTTCGCAGAGAGCGGGCCGATCAGTCTCGGTGCCGGTGATCAGGTGCTGATGGCGACCAGCTTGATCCCTGACGAGAAGACGCAGGGCGACGTCACGGCGACGTTCAAGACGCGGTTTCACCCGAACGACACCGAGCGCAGCTATGGGCCTTACACGATGGCCAATCCGACCTCGGTGCGGTTTACCGGACGCCAGGTCAGGATGCGGGTTGATGGGGTCAATCTGGCCGACTGGCGGGTCGGGATCATGCGCCTTGACGCGGTGCCTGGTGGTCGCAGATGAGCTACGGGTATAATCCCCCGCCTTGGACCGGCAACTTGAACGTCTGGGCGTCGAACATCATCACCTACTTGCAGCGGGTGGCGTCTCGGTTGCAATGGAAATCCGACGACGCTCGGGCGACCGAGAACGGCACGATCCTCTGGGACGAGATCAGCGGCTATCCGGTGGTGGCGAAAAACAACGAGTTTCGCCAAATCGTCTTGGCCGATGGCTTGGCTGTCCTGAGCCAAGATGCGGACATCACGGCGGCTGTGATCGATACGGCCTATAAAATCCCGTTCGATCTGGTCTCTGCAAACGGGATCACCCTGACCGGGACTCCGCTGACGGACATCACCTTTGCCGAGGGCGGCCTTTACCTTCTGGCCTTCTCAGCGCAATGCACCAGCTCTTCGGCGTCAACGGTGACGTTCCGGTTCTGGCCGAGAATCAACGGAACGGACGCGACCGGCAGCACGATCCTGTCTACGCTGCATTCCAACGGGGCGACAATGGTGGCCTCAAGGACGGCCATCTTCACAGTCACGGCTGGTGATGTGCTGAACGTGATGTGGTCTGTCAGCAGCCTGTCAGCGTCTCTGGTGGCGCACCCGGCAACGGCTTACTCTCCGGTGGCCCCGTCTGTGACGCTGGCCATCACGCGGATCCGAGCATGATCGACGATTTCCGGGAATACATCGAGGCCGCGCTGGAATACAGCGGGGGAACTCATGACTTTGAGGACGTGAAGCGCGGCATCATTGAGGGCCGGATGCAGTTGTGGCCTGGCAAGCGATCAGCCGCCGTGACAGAGGTCGTAAAGTATGATAGAAAGAAGGTGCTGCACATCTTCCTTGCCGGTGGCGACATGGAGGAGCTGATCGACATGATCGACAGCGCGGCAGAATGGGGACGGACGCAGGGCTGCACATCCCTTACAATGGCAGGCAGAAAGGGCTGGGAACGGGCATTGGCCCCCAGCGGCTTCAAGCCAGTGATGATCGTTCTTGAGAGGGCAATATAATGTCAGGCGGCAAAGGCGGAAGCCAAACAACCGAGGTCCAGATCCCTCAGTGGCTTGAGGACGCGGCCCGAGAAAACATCGCTCGCGGCTCCGACGTGGCGAAGCTCGGCTACACGCCATATTATGGTCCCGACGTCGCGGCGATGACCCCGATGCAGGTAGCGGCGGCCCAGAACATCAATCAGGGCGCATCGGCGTTTGGTCTGGCGGCCCCGTCCGATCCTATGGCCGGGATGCCCCAAGCGCAGACGTTTGCTGGCGGCGTTCAGGGCTATTCGTCTGGCCCGATATACGATCAGTCTCTGGAAATGCTAAAGCAGAACCGCCCAGGTCAGTATGACGCAATCACCGGCATGTTCATTGACCCGCAGACTGGTCTATCTAGTTACACGCCCGGCTCTGTGGGATCAGGCTCTATGGGCGCAGGCAATGGCGGCATGACGCAGTCCGCACCGGCAGCCCCGCCGGTAGTTTCCAGCGCGGCGCTTGATCGCGCCAGTGATCGACGGATGGACCGCCAGCGCGAGGCCACCACGTCCAGAACAAGCAGGGACTCGGGTGTTTTCAACACGCGGCAGGGGCCGAACATGAACGGCCAAGCCGGATATGGCGCTGGCGGTTTCACGAGCGTTCGCGACATGTTCGACGGGGGTGGGCCGGGTCAGTCCGGCAATACATATGAGGGCGGGGGCGTCGTTTCACGGGTCGGCAATGCTGTGACCGAGCCTCGCGTCAGAAATAGCAGGTCTTCTGCGGGATCCCGCAAAGGGGGAAATTAACATGGGATTTTCATCCAATCCGGGGGCGGTGCAAACGCCGAACCAGATGCCAACTCAGGCGCAAGCCCCGAGCATGGCGCAGCCGACCGGGCCGAACGTCTTTCAGCAGTCCGCAAATGCTTTGACGCAGGCGCAGAACGCCGCTGGCGGGCTGGCTGGCTTCCAGCCGGGGCAGATGCAGGCAGCTGGCCCAATCGGCGTGAGTCAGCTGAAAAACCTGAACGTCGGGGCATACATGAACCCCTACATCAACCAGGTCATCAAGCGGGGTCAAACCGACATCGAGCGCCAACGGCAGATGGCTTCTAATACTCTTGGGGCCGAGGCCACGGCGGCGGGCGCGTTTGGCGGGTCTCGCCAGGCTGTTCAGGAGGGCGTCTTGGCGGGTGAGGCGGCTCGGGCGGCTGGTGATCTTTCGGCGCAGCAACGTCAGGCCGGGTTCAATCAGGCTTTGCAGGCCGGTCAGTTCGACATCGGCAACATCCAGAGGGCCAGGGAACAGCAGGCAGGTTTCCAGCAGCAGGCGAACCAAGCCAACTTCGGGGGTCAGTTTGACGCCGCCGGGGTCCGTCAGGGCGCGGCAGGGCTTCTCGGCAACCTAGCCCAGACGGGCTACGGATTCGGTACGGGCATGGCTGGCCAGCAGGCGCAGCAAGGGGCCATGATGCAGGGCATGAACCAGTCGCTGATCGACGCGGCCAGAAACCAATACAGCGGCTTCACAGGCGCTCCGGCAAACTCGTTGCAGGCGATGCTGGCGTCGGTAGGGGCTGGCAACATGGGGCAGCAGACGCAGACGACCAGCAGGCAGCCGGGGATTCTTAACTACCTCAGCGGCCTGTCGTTCTTGGGTGGCGGGATGTAGCAATGGCTGACTGGCGTTCAAACGACAGAGAACTCCTCGCCCGAATCCTGACGGCGG